TATACTTGGTGTAATCAACAAGCCGCAGATAATGATCCTTCTGTACCTGCCCACCCTAGATGTGCTGAAGTTATTTCCATATATGAATCTGATAATGGTGGTGGTGATGACAATGTTATTGACGATAATAACGGAAACGGATTAGATGATGATTTTGATATAAATTGTAATCTTATTAATAAACAAGACGGAGATGAGCCAGGAACTTGTGGTCCGTGTCTTCCAGGATATAAACTAGATAATACTAAATTATCACCTTTTGAAGGAATAACTCCTTGTGTTAAAATAGAAGATCGAATAGACGAAAATCCTGAATGTGCTGAAATACATAGGGAAACTGAAGAGGATGGACGTTGTGGAAACTGTAAACTCGGTTATGAGTCGGATGGAGATTTTTGTGTTAAAATAAACAACACTATTACATTAGGTACTGATGACGATGATGATGACGGTAACAACACTGAACCTAGTTTATCTTGTTCAGAACAATTCCGTAAAGTAGATCAAGTTGTTCAATGGGGAGGAAGTGATTCTCCTGCTACAGAAGTATGTGGTGGATGTATTGACGGATATACAGAAGACGCATTAGGAAATTGTGTTCAAGATAATAATAATACTAACAATGTAGATGATCCAGACGATGATCCATGTGCTGACGTTGATTGTACTGACGAAGCTAATGCTACTAATGATTGTTGTAATAACAATGTAGGAAGTACACCTTTTGATTGTGCTTCAGTAGGTAAAGCACCTCTTTGGGCAGGAAGCCTACCAACAAGTGAGGCAGGTTGTGGACCGTGTTTACCAACTCACACTCAAAATCCAGACGGCTCTTGTTCTCCAAACGTAAACGGAGGAAACAACGGTACAGATCCAGGAATAGATCCAGGATTAGGCATTGGAGTAGGTGCAGGAACAGGCAGCATAACTCAAGGAATGTTTCAAAAATACATTCCTGAGTTTAGAACAGTTAAATCTGAATTATTAGGACGTGCTCCTACTTACAACAGTGGAATGAATATGGAAGGATTATTCAAAGGATTTGTTTAAATGACATACTTAGATATAGTAAATAACGTATTAAGAAGACTAAGGGAATCCACAGTATCCGACATTACTGAAACAACCTATTCCACTATGGTAGGTGATTTTGTTAATGACGCTAAAAAACTGTGTGAGGATGCTTGGGATTGGTCGGCATTACGGACGGACATAACAGTAACTACATCAAGTGGTACATCCAGTTATTCCTTAACAAACAGTGGAGAAAACACTAAAGTCCTGTATGCTTTGAATGATACAAAAAATTGGTTTATGGAGTATCAAACACAGAAATGGTTTGACGATAAGTATTCCATAGCAACTCCAGCAGACGGAAGCTCTAACTATTATACGTTTGACGGTATTGATTCCAGTGACGATACTAAAGTAAAACTTTATCCAAAACCCAATGCCACTGAGTCAGTAGTATTTACAGTAATTAAAAAACCTGTAGCGTTGTCAGCTAAAACAGATACTTTAGCTATACCCCATGAACCTGTAATTCACATGTCAGTAGCTTTGTTGGCTAGAGAACGAGGAGAAACCGGAGGAACAAGCGCACAAGAATACTTTGGTTTATCGGATAAATTTTTAAATGATGCTATAGCTTTGGATGCTTCCAAACACCCTGAAGAAACTATTTGGTATACACCTTAATGGCACAACAATTACAAAACTTAACTATTGGTGCTCCTGGATTTAAAGGAGTTAACACACAGGACTCTCCTGTAAACGATGACTTTGCTTTTGCTTCAGTAGCGGAAAACTGTATTATTGATAAGTTTGGACGTATTGGTGCTAGAAAAGGAATTAAAACATTAACATCTAGTTTAACTCCTTTAGGATCTAGTTCAGGACTTGAGGCAATAGGAGAATTCTTAGACGTTAGCGGTAACAACCTTATTTTTGGTTGTGGTAATAATAAAGTATTTAAGGGTACGTCCACTAATACAGTGTTGACTGAAGTATCCTTACCTGGAGGTTATTCAGTATCAGCTAACAATTGGAAAATTGTAAACTTTAATAGTAGTGCTTACTTTTTTCAACAAGGATATGAGCCTTTAGTTTACTCTAACTCTGCTGGCCTACAAAAAATGTCAGCGGTTACCAGTGCAGCAGGAACACCTCCACAGGCTAATGAAGCTATAGGTGCTTATGGTAGACTTTGGGTAGCTGATTTTGCTGCGGATAAATCTACAGTGTACTGGTCTGATTTATTAGGTGGGCATAAGTGGACCGGAGGTTCATCAGGTTCCATTAATGTAGCTAATGTATGGCCTGATGGGTACGATGAAATAGTAGCTCTGGCTGCATGGAACGGTTATTTAGTTATTTTAGGTAAACACTCTCTTATTGTTTATCAGGGAGCTACATCGCCCTCCAGCATGTCCCTGTTGGACACTATAAGTGGTGTAGGTTGTTTAAGTAGGGACAGTGTACAATCTACAGGAACAGACTTAATATTCCTGTCTAATTCAGGAGTAGTTAGTTTAGGAAGAACTATACAGGAAAAATCTTTACCTCTTATTACAGTGTCCGGTACTGTTACTGATGACGTTGTATATTATATTTCATTAGAGTCGGACAAAAAGAAAATTAAAGCAGTTTATAGTCCTGAAGAATCTATTTATTTATTAATTTTTCCTACAAGTGGTCTTATTTATTGTTTTGATATGAGAGCTAAACTGGAAAACGGATCACATAGAGCAACTACATGGTCTAGTTCTTCAGTTTTAACTGGAATTAGAACCATAGCAGGAGACTTGTTATTTGGAGGCTCTGCTGGATTAACACAGTACGATGGATATATAGACGGTACGGAAACAACGTACCACATGAGGTATTTTAGTAATGAATTATCCTTTGGTGATCCTTCAAGACTTAAGATACTTAAAGAAATAAACCTGATTATGGTCGGTGGTCAAAATGTAACCGCTACTGCTAACTGGGCGTATAATTTTTCAAACGCTTTTAATCAACAATCGTTTACTATAGCTGACGTTAGTTTAGCAGAGTACAACGTATCGGAATACAATACTGCTGCGGAATATTCCAGTGGTATTATTATTGCGGATGATTTTGTTAAAACCACAGGACAAGGTAAATCAGTTAAGGTAGGAGTAGAGGCAATTATTAATGATAACGCTCTCTCCTTACAACAAATGAATGTTAAAGCATTGATAGGTAGAATGACATGAGTAACTATACGAAAACAACAAATTTTCTTGTTAAGGATTCTTTGGCATCCGGTAATGCTGCTAAAGTTGTTAAAGGTTCAGAAATTGACACTGAATTTGACAACTTAGCAACCGCTGTTGCCACTAAAGCGGATACAGCTAGTCCTACTCTAACAGGAACGGTAACTGCAACTACCGTCAATGTATCAGGAACCCTCACTGCAGGGACTATTGAAGGAGGGACTTACTGATGAGTAATGGTAATTTAGGTCCAGCAGGAATGATTCCTCCTGACACAGGATTAGGAACAGGAGGAGGAGCAACAAATACAGGAACAGGAACAACTACTAACTCTAACTGGTGGGATAACCTATTAGGAATTGGAGAAGGTCTTTTTGGAAACGTAGGTTTAGGGGACATTGGCAGTTTAGCTCTTGTTGAAAAAACCTTAGATGATCTTAGAGGCGCAGGTAAACTAGCTACCTCCGGTGCAGCGGCTATAGGCCAACAAGCTCAAAAGGACGTACAGTTTAAACCTTTTACTGTATCCACTGGAACTGGAGACACAGTAACTACTACTCCTGAAGGAGGAGTTAATGTAGGTTTAGGCGATAGACAACAGCGTTTTCAAACTGATTTATTTAACAAATTTGCAAAGGACGTTAATCCTTATGGTAGACCTAATTTACAGCTTACTGGAGCAAGTGACAGAGGCTATGATCCGGTGTACGCTAAAGCTATGCAGGGAACTCAAAGTTTATTTGATCCTGTTTTACAAGACCCTGAAACTCGATCTCAGGCTATCTATGAATTATTAAGACAAACTCAAAGACCTGATGAACAACGTCAACAGGCACTGTTGGACGAATCCTTGGTTAACAGAGGTAAACAGGGAATGCGTACAGCCATGTTTGGAGGTACTCCTGAACAACTGGCTATGAATAAAGCTTTACAGGAAACTCAAGCAGCTACAAGACTAAAAGCTATGCAAATGGCTAGAGCGGAACGTGCTGATGATTTAGGTACACAAAGATCGTTGTTTGATTTGTCCGGTGCTGCATTAGCAGCTCCTGAAGCTGTTAAAGCTGCTCAACTACAAAATCTTACTGGTATGTTGGGTCTAGGTTATACTCCTTCTCAAATGGCTATGGCTGGTTTCCAACCTGCTGTTGATGTAGCGTCCATTGTAGACACAGGAAGAAGACAAGGTGCTGGATATTTAGCTGATACAAGTTTAGCTGGTTTACAAGCATTGTTACAAGCTGAAGCAACTAGAGCTAATTTGTTAGGTGAAGTAGCTACTGGTATGTTAAGTGGTGCGTCTCAAGCTGGAGGCAATGATGAGTATAGTTTATACGATTTAGCTACTGGAGCAGGTGGTTTATTAAAAGATTTATTTGGATTTTAAGGAGTAGGAGAATAAACAATGGCAAATAAATATCAATTAGACATTTTCCCTGAGATGTACACTAATCCTTTAACAAAAGTTAGAGGAAATCAAGGTGGGCAATCACAGGGGTTATTCTCAGAGTTACTACAACCTGCTCCAAGGTCCTTCCTAGACAGCACTGTAGCAAATCTTATGGGGCGTGGTGATCCTAATGCTGCGCTAAGAAAAGAGTATTTAGCTGAACGTGATCCGTTAAAACAAGTTGAAATTTTAAAACGAGCACCTAATTTAAACATAGATCAATCTATGGCTCTTACGAAATACGAAGACCAATTACGGACTGTTCAAAACACTAAAGAGGGATTTGCTCAAACCGCAGATCAACTAGAAGCATTAGCTAGTAGTTTACCGGACAGTAATCCAAATAAAGCTCAATATAACGCTGTTGTTGTTGGTTTACGAAATCAAAACCCACAGGCCATGAGTTCTGCTCAAACTATATTAACTCAAAATAATGTTTCAACGACAGACATAGTAGGTAAAAGCGGTTTAATGGAAAAAGCTCTTGTAAACACCCAAACAGGAGAAATTATACGAACTTTAGGACGATCAGACGTAGATAAAATTACTTATGAAGATGTAGCGTTAAAAGGTGAACCTCCAAAATTTATGATTTTAAAAAATGGAGAACCAGTTAGGAATGAAAACAGACAAATTGAGTTTTTAGACACTATGGATCAAGTTGACAAAGCTAGTATAAAATTACAGGCACAAATTAAAGCTGGAAATGTAATAGCTGCTATTTCAGACTCTAAAAAAATAATAGGTTTAGTTTCTTCCGAAGATCAACCAGGTTTAATAACTGCTTTAAAACAAGTAATAACAGGAGAAGGAGGAGGAGTAGGCTTTGAAGCGTTAACTAAATATCTTCCTGCAACACAAGCTAGAGAATTATCAGGTTATTTTAACACAATTAGATCGAATATTGGTTTTGATGCGTTGCGTAGATTAAAAGACGCTGGAAGTTCTCTTGGACAAGTTAGTAATATTGAAAATTTGTTGCTACAACAAGAAATTGCTACTTTAGATCAATTTGCTTCAAAAGAAGCTGTACTTAAAGCTCTTACTAAAATTGAACAGTCGTATTTACGAACTATGCAAGCAGCGGAAGGAACACTACAAACAAAAGTAGTTGGAGATGAACTTCCTAAATATAAAGGCTGGCAAAGTTATAAAATTGATGACACTAGAATAGGTTTAATTGGACCTAATCTTAATGATTTTAAAATAATAGATTTATAAATTAAAAAGGAATTGCAATGAGTGAAGAAGAACAATTAAGAGCTTTGCTTAGAAAACAGTATTTAGGTGAGACTGAATCTATTGACGAAACTAAATCTGAAAATATTGATACTGTTTCAACTAATGTAGATAGTTCAGATGATAAATTAAGAGAATTGTTAAGAAAACAATACCCAGTTGAGCCAACTGTTGAAACTTCTGTAGAACAAGATTTTACTTTTTTAGATAAAGTTAAGGAAGCTAGACAATTAAGAAGTGAATCTGTTGGACAAACTATTTCAGATTACGCTGTTTCACGGGAATTAGAAAAAGCTAGTCCGTTAAGAGACTCAATGTTTCTTGAAAATAATCGAACAACTCTACCTTTAACCGGAGCTACTACTCAAATTCTTGGAGACACAGTTGGGTTTGCTGGAGACATTATTTCCGCAGGAATTACTGAATCTACAGAAAATGTAGTGGAGTTACTTCCCGAAGCGTTTAAAGCTTCAGTATCAGAAGGG